GGTAATGTAACAATTTCTGATATTGAAACGGTTAACACTGGATTGAATATTGTTGTTAATCATAAGAATCATGGAATGTACTTTACTGATAACTATGTGACTGTTTCTAAGGTACAAAGTGATCTTATTCCTACAAAACTTGTTAATGATTTAGCAACATCAGAAACTGGAAATATAACAGTTGATAGTGCTACTAACTTTGATGAATTTGAAAATGTAGGGGTAGGAACTACTAACTATGGTTATCTAAAAATTGGTGAAGAAATACTTTCTTATGAGAGTGCTGATGGAACTACTATCGGTATTACCTCAAGAACGATTGATTCTACAACCACGAAGAATTATCTTGCTGGTACTCCAGTTTATAAGTATGAACTGGGTGGTGTTTCCTTACGGAGAATTAATAAAACTCATTACTTAGGAAACGTATCAATTGCTAATTCTATTACCTTTGATTCTTATAATATTAAACTTGATATGGGATCAAGTGGTCTTGGAAGATCTACTGGTGCAAGTTTCCCTATTCTTTATATGGGTCAAACTAAATCAGCTGGTGGAGACAATGTAACTGCTACTCAGAACATTCCTTTTGAAATTATTAATCCACAGATTCAAAATCTCACATTGCCTGGAACTGATCTTACATCTGAAGTAAGAACTGTAACTGGTGCAAGTCTAGATGGAAATGAAATTCCATATGTAGATAAAGGATTTGAAGGAATCACTATTGGACAAAATAACTATATGTCTTCTCCTCGTATTGTGGCTTCCAATATTAACCAAACTAATAATTTAACTACTTTACCTGGTAATAAATCTTTGAATATGAGAGTTAATTTATCTACTACAGATTCTAAGTTATCTCCACTTATTGATACACAAAGAATGAGTGTTATTTTTGCTTCTAATAGAGTTAATGCACCTATTTCAAATTATGTAACTGATAATAGAGTGAACAGTGCATTTGATGATCCAAATGCTTGTCAATATCTTTCTAAAGAATTCCAGTTGGAGAATTCTTCTACCAGTTTGAAAATTATTGCTGATGCATATATAAACACTGATGCTGATATTAGAGCATTCTATGCAATCAGTAATTCTGCGGGAACTGATCCAGTTTACATGCCTTTCCCTGGTTATAATAATATTAATGATAATGGTCAAATAATTGACGTGGCTGATAATGATGGAAGATCTGATTCGTTCATATTCCCATCTACAAATGAGGAAATTTTGACCCCAAGCAATGAATTCAAGGAATATACATTTAGTATTAATGATCTTCCTTCATTTAAGTTCTATAGAATTAAATTTGTTATGACTTCAACAAGTCAGAGTTATCCTCCTCGTATGAGGAATCTCAGAGTCCTTGCACTAGCATAATATGTCTTATTTGAAAGTGGAAGGACATGGTGATTTGTATAGAGATTCTACAACTAATTCTCTTGTAAATCGAAATACATCTGATTATAATCGTTACATGTCTCAGAAAAAAACTAAAAATGAAGAGGCAGAAAAAGTGGATACAATGGAGCAAGATCTCGCACATTTAAAAAATGAAATTAATGAAATCAAATCTTTACTTAAGGACTTAGTAAATGGCTAATCAAAATATAACATTTGATACTGAGTCAGGAACTCCCTATGAGTCAAATTTGACTATCAATGGAGGTGCTAATTTTAGTAATATCTTTACGGTAAAGAAACCGAATTCACAAGCTTTTGATTTTACCGATTATAGTGGGTCATCCCAAATGACAAAGAGTGTAGCAATAGGTGCTACCGATTCCCCTGATGCTACTTTTGTGGTTGGATTCACAAGTGCTGTGGGGGGAAAATTAGAAATTTCATTAGGATCAACTGCCACTCGAAGTTTAGAGGCAGGGAGATATGTTTATGATGTTTTAGTTAATTCAGCATCTTCTACTAATACAACAAATGTTTTAGATACTGCTATCTCTGTGGGGAATACTGCAGGGATTGGTACTACTGCATTTACCTTTATTAAGGTTACTAATGTTGCTGTTGGTGATTCTGTTACCATAGGTGATAAACTCTCTGAAGTTCCTGTTGTAAGTGTAGCTACAACCAATAATAGGATTACAGTCGGAACAGCATTTACATCGTCCTCACAGATTCTTCCAGGTACTGCTGTGACCTTTAGTAGGGTATCAACAGCATCTACCATTTATAGGATTGTTCAGGGTTCTATAATAGTCAAGGCAGGTATCTCTTCTGCACCTTCCTAAATAATTCCACAGGAATAGTAAATAGATGGCACAACCAGCAAGTAGATCTCAATTAAAAGATTATTGTTTAAGGCAATTAGGAGCACCTGTGCTGGAAATTAATGTTGCCGATGAGCAAATAGATGACATAATTGATGATGCTATTCAATATTTCCATGAAAGACATTTTGATGGGGTTTTAAGAACGTATTTAAAATATCAAGTAACACAGGATGATATTGATAGGGGAAAGGGGCCTGGAGAAGACGGAGTATTAGGAATAACAACAACCACTGCAACTTCTACTATTGATGGTGCTTCAATGCAGTTTGATTGGGAAGAAAATAGTAATTATTTACAAGTTCCACCTGCGGTAATTGGAGTAGAAAAAGTATTTCACTTTGATGGATCACAGTCCATGTCAAATGGTATGTTCAGTATTAAATATCAATTATTTTTAAATGATATTTACTTTTGGGGAGCAATGGAAATGCTCACTTACAATATGACAAGGACATATTTATCTGACCTAGAATTTGCTTTAACTACACAAAAACAATTTAGATTTAATCAAAGAATGGATAGATTATATCTAGATGTTTCTTGGAGTGAATTGACTGCAGGTGATTATATTGTTATAGACTGTTTTAGAACTCTTGATCCCAATGATTATGTAAGAGTATGGAACGATTCATTCCTAAAGAAATATACAACAGCTCTTCTTAAAAGACAATGGGGACAAAATCTCATCAAATTTACAGGTGTTAAACTTCCTGGTGGTGTAGAACTTGATGGTAGGGCAATTTATGAGGATGCTATGAAAGATCTGGAGATTATTCGAGAAATGATGTCTAATACTTATGAATTACCACCTCTTGATATGATAGGCTAATGGCATTAAATCCCTATTTTATCCAAGGAACTTCTGGTGAACAGAGTTTAGTTCAGGATCTCATCAATGAACAGTTGAGAATGTATGGCGTGGAGGTGTATTATCTTCCTCGTCAATATGCAACAACTGATAATGTTATTAAAGAAGTAATATCATCTGATTTTAATTATTCATATCCTATTGAGGCATATGTAGATAATTTTGATGGGTATGGGGATAATAGTGTAATGCTTTCCAAGTTTGGAATTCAAGCAGAAAATGAATTAACGGTAACCATATCCAAAGAAAGATTTGAAAATTATATTAGTCCTCTAATTAAAAATTTACCAAACGTTGAGTTATCAACAAGACCTAAGGAAGGAGATCTCATCTATTTTCCCTTAGGTGATAGGTTATTTGAGATTAAGTTTGTAGAGCATGAGAAACCATTTTATCAGTTAAAGAAAAATTACGTTTATACATTAACCTGTCAACTCTTCAGAGCAGAAGACGAAATACTGGATACTGGTATTGAAGAGATTGATGATACATTTGATACTGACTTTAACCTCAGAACTCTTACATTGGTGGCTGCAGGAACCACTGCAACGGCATATGCTGGTATCATAACCAGTGGTGGTGTTAATCAGATTATTGTAACTAATAGGGGTGAAAGGTATCTTACTGCACCTACTGTAGCAATTTCTTCTTCTCCAACTGCAGGAGGAACTGCTGTAGGTATTGCAACACTTTTATCTGGATTAACGAATTGTGATGGTACAGATATAGGAGAGAAAGTACAAGGAATCTATGTTACCAATCCAGGTAGAAATTATACTGATAATCCTGGTATTGTTATCTTACCAACTGGAGATGATGGTGGTACTGGAGCGGCTGCAACCACTAGAATTTCTGATGATGTAGTTGGTGTTGTAACTATCTCAAGTGGGGGTTCTGGATATACTACTGCACCTTCTGTTACCTTTAGTGATCCTGCAGGTGTTGGCAATACAACTGCTACTGCTATTGCGGTGGTAAGTTCTGGTGGAACCATATCTCATGTTTATGTAACTCATGCTGGTTCTGGATATGTATCTAATCCTACAATCACTATTGGACCTCCTTATATGGCTGGAGAGGGAACCTTCATTGATAATGAGACTGTTATCGGATCCTCAAGTAGTATAACTGCTCTTGTGAAGACATGGAATGCTGTATCTGGTGAATTAGTAATCTCTAATTCAACAGGAGAATTTGTAATGGGTGAAAATATTACAGGTCAGGAAAGTGGTGCAGTTTATCAATTAAAGGTTGAACAAACTGATAATACTGTTGATGAATATCCTTCTAACCTAGAGATTGAAAATGCAGCAGATGATATTTTAGACTTTAGTGAGTCTAATCCATTCGGAACACCCTAAATATAATATAACAGGTCTAAAAAGATGTTTGAGTATTATTATCACGAAATATTAAGACGCACGATTATTTCTTTCGGAACTCTTTTTAATGGAATAGAAATCAAACATGATGATTCTGATGGTGATGTATCAAGTGTTATTAAAGTTCCTCTTGCATATGGGCCTACTCAGAAGTTTTTAGCAAGATTACAGCAATCTCCTGATCTTAACAAAGCAACTCAAATATCATTACCAAGAATGTCATTTGAGTTTACGGGATTACAGTATGATGGATCAAGAAAAGTAACAACCACTCAGACATTTAAATCAGAAACGGTAGGAATAGCAACGGCAATTAGAAAAACATATATGCCTGTTCCTTATAACATGTCTTTTGAGTTAGCAGTATTCACGAAGTTGAATGATGATATGCTTCAGATTGTTGAGCAGATATTACCTTATTTCCAACCTGCATATAATTTAAGTGTAGACCTTGTAAGCACTATTGGAGAGAAAAGAGATATACCTGTTATTGTTGAAAATATAACAATGGAAGATGATTATGAGGGAGA